GCGATCGATGTACTAAAGGAGCGCAATCGTGGCAAGTGATCCAATCACCTACGATAAGCGAGAACTGCGCTCAATTATTACAGCGTTCAAAGCCATGGACGCTCAGGCAGTTGAAGAAGCTAAACGAGAGTCCTCGGCACTTGCCGAATATGCAGCGGGTGAGATTAAGCAAACAGCAGCGACACGTCAAGTGTCCGGTACTGCTGCTCGCAGAATTGCAGACGGCGTTAAGATTTCAAAGACTTCTAAAGTCGGTGAATTCAGTTATGGGTTTGCTCGGCAAAAGTTTTCTGGTGGCGGTTCAACCTTAGACTTGCTTTACGGCATGGAATTTGGTTCAAAGCAGTACAAGCAATTCCCAACTCGGACACCAAGGCAGGGTCGCGGCAATAGCGGGTATTTCATTTATTCGACTTTGCGCAAGATCCAGCCAGAATTGATCCGTAAGTGGGAAAGCGCATTTGATCGCATTTTGAAGGAGTGGGACTAATGGCAGGCAATAGAACGCTGAAGTTATCCATCCTTGGCGATGTCGATAATCTAAAAAAGAGCCTAGATACTGGCTCGAAAGACGTTCAATCGTTTGGCGATAAAGTCAGCGAGTTTGGCAAGAAGGCAGGCGTGGCATTTGCCGTGGCTGGCGCAGCTGCCGTTGCCTATGCTGGCAAGTTAGCAGTAGATGGCGTTAAGTCTGCCATCGAGGATGAAGCAGCCCAAGCCAAGTTAGCCAATACTTTAAAGAATGTTACAAACGCAACCGATGCCCAGATTAAGGCAACTGAGGATTACATTCTTCAGACCAGCCTTGCTACTGGCGTCACCGATGATGAACTTCGTCCATCGCTAGATCGGTTGACCCGTGCGACTAAAGACGTTGACAAGGCTCAGCGTTTACAGACTCTTGCACTTGATATTGCGGCTGGTAGTGGCAAAAGCCTTCAGCAAGTCACAGAAGCCCTTTCAAAGGCTCAGGAAGGCAATCTAGCAGGCCTTGGACGCCTAGGCGTTGGTCTTGATAAGGCTGAACTTAAAACTCTTTCATTTGACCAGATTACAGCAAAACTTGCTGGTACTTTCGAGAACCAGGCATCAAAGCAAGCCGATACATTCCAAGGAAAGTTAAGCCGTTTGCAGGTGGCCTTCGATGAAGGCAAGGAAACTATCGGCGGTTACATCCTTACAGCCATCACCCCACTTATCGAAACTTTGGTTCAAAAGGTAATTCCAGCGATTGCAGAATTTACTAGCAACCTTGGTGACAAGCTTCGCCCGGTCATAGAATTCATGACACCGATTACCAATGGCCTACGTTCAGCGTTTAATTCAGTGCGTGACTCTTTGGCTCGTAACAGCGATGAACTAAAGCCTTTACTTGCCCTATTCAAAGGCGTAGCAGAATTCGCTAGAGACGTATTAGCACCAATCCTAAGCAAGACACTAGGCAAAGCATTTGAGATCGTAGGCACAGCCATAGGAGCCTTGATTGATGGCCTTGCTCGCGTAGTCTCATTCTTTGATGATCTATACAACAAGATTAAGCGCGTGATTGATATATCCAAGCAAATTGGTTCAGCCTTGAACCCGTTTGATAACGCATCTTATTCACCAAGTTTCTCAGTGCCTTCAGCTGGTGGCATGTCTGCGACTCAAATGGTTAACAACAACATAACCGTGAATGGCGCAATAGATACTGAGGGTACAGCCCGAAGCATCATCAACGTGCTTAACCAATCGAGTGCTAGAGGCACACTAGGCGGAGCGGCGCTGGCATTCTAAATGGCTGAATACACACCTGAGTGGCTTGTAAAGATCAATGGCTCAATAGTCACTGACGTCACCCTTGCCAATTTGGTCGTAACTTCTGGTCGCACTGATATTTATTCTCAGCCAGTTGCTGGCTATTGCCAAGTGCAATTAATTAACCTAGATAACACCAGTTACCCATTTAATGTTGGTACTGGCATGACGATTGAGGTAACTGACTCATCTGGTGATTATGTCCCTATCTTTGGCGGCTATATTAGCGATTTTACTATTTCAGTAAATGACGCTGGCTCAGTAGCAGTTACAACCGTTGCAACAATCACTGCTCTTGGTGCTTTATCTAAACTGCCCAAAATCATCGATCCGGGCATTCTTTCAACCGATGAAGATGGCGATCAGATTTATACGCTTCTTTCAGGCTATCTTCTTGGTCAATGGAATGAAGTCCCAGCAGCTCAAACTTGGGCTACTTATGATCCAACAGAAACTTGGGAAAATGCCGTCAACATCGGTTTAGGCGATATCGATCGCCCAGGCAGTTATTTGATGATCGCTCGATCTTCCGAAGAAACAGATCTATATTCACTAACTACTGCTATTGCTAATTCAGCCCTAGGGGTGCTTTACGAGGATGCAAACGGCAATATCGGATATGCAGACTCAGTACATCGTCAAAATTACCTAGCAGCCAATGGCTACACAATCTTGGATGCTAATCAAGCTTTAGGTGCTGGACTTGCTTCAACGACTAAATCTGGCGATCTTCGCAATAAATATAATTTGATTTACGGAACCTCAGGGGCAAGCACTTACACAGCCCAAGATTTGGATAGCCAATCAACTTACGGAATTTATGCAGAAACTTACACCTCTCGCATCAAAGACACCCCAGACGCTGAGGATTTAGCCGATCGATATATTGCCCTTCGTGCTTATCCTCAGGCTAAGTTTGAGTCAATTACCTTCCCTCTTGGCAATCCCGAAATCGACTCAGCCGATCGTGATGCTTTGCTCAATATCTTCATGGGTCAGCCAGTATGGATCCAAAACCTGCCCGGTAATATCTCTGATGGCTCTTTTCAAGGTTACATCGAGGGCTGGAGATTTCAGGCGTCTTACAACGACCTGAGAATAACTTTCAACGCAAGTCCTATAGCATTCAGCCAAGTTGCGGTAAAATGGTACCAAGTAGACGCGGCTGAGTCTTGGAATACTTTGTCCTCAACCCTTACATGGAATAACGCGATAGGAGCAGTAGCCTAATGGCAACAACAACAACGAACTTTGGTTGGGATATACCTCAATCAACTGATCTGGTGAAGGACGGCGCTACAGCCATCGCAGCCCTTGGTCAGGATATAGATACCGCTTTGGTGGATCTCAAAGGTGGAACAACTGGTCAAGTATTAGCTAAGGCTTCAGGAACAGATCTAGATTTCTCCTGGGTAGCCCAAGACGATAGCAATGCAATTCAGAATGCCATCGTCGACGCTAAAGGTGATCTAATCTCAGCAACGGCTGCTGATACCCCTGCGCGTTTAGCGGTAGGCACGAATGGCCAAGTTTTAACAGCAGACTCGACTACTGCAACAGGTTTAGCATGGGCTGCAGTTTCGGGCGGCGGAATGACTTTATTGGCTTCTGGAACTCTTTCAGGAACCGCAGTAGATCTAACATCAATTAGCCAAAGTTACACAGATTTGGTGTTTGAAGTTATCGATGCAAACTGGGGAACTGGCGATGATTACTTTAAGTTGAGACTTAATAACCTTTCAACTTCTATCTATACAACAGTTGCACAAGGTTCAAATACCAACGGTTCATCATCATCTTTCTACGGAGCAGGAAGCGCTGATCGACTTATTCTTTGGGGTGGCGTCACTTTCGTGCGTACTGGCAAAAACAGCATTTATTTAACTATTCCAGATTACGCTACAGCAAAAGGCCGTAGAGATATTTTTGGAAATATATTGGGTCAAAATTCAACACCAAACGAAACTTCAGTTTATTGGACAGGTTTTAGCACGGACAGCACTGCAGTTTCTAGAATTACCTTTTCTACTCAAAGCGGTCATACATTCAGCAGCGGTACTTACAAGTTATGGGGCGTCAAATAATGGCTACTAAATTGGTTCATAATGTTGAAACTGGCGAAGTTTCTGAGGTTGATTTAACAGCTGAAGAAATTGCTCAATTAAAAGCCGACCAAGCTGAAAAGATTGCCGAAACAAAAGAAGCAGCCGCTAAAGAAACAGATAAAGCTGCTCTTCTTGATCGTTTGGGTATCACTGCTGAAGAAGCTGCTTTACTACTTGGATGAAGCCTAAACTTTGCAAAGCAGGGCAACAGCTTCGCGAGCAATTTGATGATTGTTTCAGCGATCGTGACCGTACCTCAGACGGCTGGATCGGCGATACTCGCCACTCAGCTCGTAAGTCTGACCATAATCCAGATGAGCAAGGCTGGGTACGTGCCATCGATGTTGATCGCGATTTGTCCGGCAAAGCAAAGCCAGACCTCATGCCTGACTTGGCGGATCAACTTCGTCTCCTGGCAAAGTCTGATAAGCGCCTTAAATACATCATCTTCGACGGCAAGATTGCCAGCGCCAAAAGCGCCTGGCGTTGGAGAACGTATACGGGGATCAATAAGCATCGCCATCATATGCACGTATCTTTTACTAGCAAGGGCGATCAAGATGGTTCGTTCTTTCAAATACCGCTACTAGGAGCATCAACTAAATGAATATGAAAAACCCAGCAGTACTGACCGCAGGTGCATTCCTTTCAGCATGGGCAGCATCAAACTTCGCAGCTGATTACCGCTCAATTCTTTGGGCAGTTCTCGCTGGTGTCTTTGGCTATGCCACGCCCAAACGATGAGCGTTCAAGACTACGCTGCTATTGCAGTGGGGATCGTGACGGTGCTGGGTGGTGTCACTGCGATGCTCCAGTTCCTAGTGAAGCACTATTTAGCGGAATTGAAGCCGAATAGCGGTTCATCCTTAAAAGATCAAGTTAATCGATTAGAAGCGCGTGTCGATACAATAATTGAAATGTTAGGTAAGTAACACTTATCCCATGGCACGTAAAAAGACTATCGATCTAGAGGCTTACTCAATACTCGATCAATACTGCATTGGGTTAAATGAATACTATAAATCGCTAAGACGTGCTGGCTTCACCACTGAAATGGCTCTTGCTCTTCTGCTTGAACCTTTAACTTATCCTGCAACAATCTTGCCTACACCTAACTGGCTTCCTAATTTACCGGGCGAGATCCCATACGACGATGACGATGAGGATTAATCATGAAACGCACCGTAGTTGTGCCAGACCTGCAATGCCCTTACGAGGATCCAGTATTTGTTAGAAATCTTGCGAGTTTTATTAAAGCATTTTGCCCCGATGTTGTCGTTACTATCGGAGATGAAATCGATTTGCCACAGATCAGCCGATGGCACGAAGGTACGCCAGGTTGGTACGAACAGACACTAGCTGCTGATAGAGACCACACGGTCGATGTGCTTTGGAGCCTGACCGAATATGCCAAAGAAGCCGTAGTAATAAGATCAAATCATACGGATCGTCTTTACAACGTAATCATGAAGAAGATCCCAGCTTTCATGGCTTTGCCTGAATTGCGCTTTGAGAAGTTTCTAAAGCTTGATGAAATGGGTATCAAGTATTGGAAAGACCCATATCCGATTGCCAAAGGCTGGGTAGCCATTCATGGCGATCTAGGAGCCTTAAATCCTAACGCTGGAATGAGCGCGTTAAACCAGGCTAAGCGCATGGGGCAGAATGTCATCATGGGGCATACCCATAGAGCAGGCAGAAGTGCCCATTCTGAGGCTTCTAACGGGGTTTTAAGACGAGTTCTCCACGGAGTTGAAGTGGGACATGCGATGAACCTAAAACACGCCAAATACGCCTTTACGCCTAATTGGCAGCAAGCCTTTGCCATCGTTACTGAAAACGGCAAAAATGTCCAAGTTGACCTAATTTACGCCGAGAAGGATGGGACGTTCCAAGTCCACGGCAAACGCTATGGACGATCTCGATAACGACATAAAGCGCACCATCGATGACGCCATGGATGAGGGCGAATTGTTACCATATCGTTATCAAAATGTGCTAGGTAAAGTCAGAACCCAGTGAGACGATTATCCCAAGAAGCCAGAAAGTCTGGCAGAACGGGAGCAATATGAATATTTATGAAATCGGAATGATGCTTACTTTATGGGCATTAACGATTGTTATCTTTTATTCAATGGGTGTCGACTCTGGCTACAAAGAAGGCCGCCGGGCGATGCGCAAGTTTTACGAGCAGCGCGATAAGGTAAGAGCATGAAAGCAAATGACTACCTTACAGAAGCTAGAGCAATCATCCAAGACCGTGGTTTGGACTACGGACATCCAACGGACAATATGTCCAGAACAGCATCCCTATGGGCTGCATACCTTGAAGTGCCAATCGAGCCTTACCAAGTGGCGATGTGTCTCGCACTGGTCAAAGTCGCAAGAAGTATGGAAACTAGCAAGGTTGACAATTACGTCGACGGAGCAGCGTACTTCGCAATTAGCGGTCAACTGCGAGTAGAGGAGAACGATCTATATGTTTAATCTTGAAGATTACGAGGATGTTGCCACTCTTAATAAATGGCTGATAGAAAACTATCCAATGTTTAGATCAAATCTGGTCACTGAGTTTCATGATCCTGATAAGGGTTATATTCGAGTTAGGGCTGAGATCTATCGCGATATTCAGGATCCGCATCCAGTGGTGACTAACGTGGCTTTTGGGGCTAGGGATCTATACAACCGCAATATGGCTCGCTATTACGTAGAAGATACGGCCACGAGTGCTTTGGGTAGGGCGATTATTTTGCTCAAAGGATCGAGCAAGACCGCAACACGTGAGAGCATGGAAGAAGTTGCCAAGACTCAAAATCTAATTGCTGAGACCAAGGCAAAACTTACCGAGACACCAAAAGAATATATACCGGTGGCAAAAGAAGATGATCCTTGGACAATTAAAGAAGTTGCGCCAGCAGCTAGTGCAGCCGAAGCAGTTGCTCTGATCGAGCAAACGCTTGGCGGATCTAAGATCGATGAAGATATCCCAACATGCCAGCATGGCGTAATGGCTTTCAGTGAAGGTGTATCTAAAAAGAATAACAAGCCATGGGCGCAATTTAGATGTCAGAACCCTGCTGGTGGCTTCTTGGAGAAGTGTGAGCCAGTGTGGTTAGAGATTAACCGCGATGGTAAATGGGTTAAGCAGAAGGCGAGAGGCTAATGAGCAGCTTACAGTTTATGAACCAAGACGGTGAATGGGAGAATTTTCCAACCGATGACGAACTTGCTGAGAAGGCAAAGCACCAAGAGCTGCTAAACAGTTTGCAGGTAAGGATTATTTGCCATTTATGCAATGAGCCAGTACCTAAAGAAGAATTGGCGTTCTACATCCAAGGCCAGATACTTACCTGGTCATGCAAGAAATGTCATGCGGTAAATGTCTCAAAGTAGAAAACACCGCGGCTTTCGCACTGAGCGAGTGGTCGCAGAGTTTCTGAGGCGCACGTGGGAAGGCGCTTCAGTTGGTCGAGGTAATGGCCGCGATATCCTCAATGTCCCGTTTGATTGCGAGGTTAAAGCGCGTACAGGACTCGATGTGTCAGGGACACTCCGCCAGATCGAAACTAGAACAGCCAAGAGCGGCTTATTGGGGTTCGCTTGCTTTCGGCTTAATGGGCAAGGTGAGTCAGCAGAGCAATATGTTGCAATGCTTCGCCTTGGCGATCTGGTGGAGTTACTGAAGGCCGCCGGGTTTGAAGGTCGTAAAGATTTCTATACCGATGTGGATATATCTAAATGCAAAGGTTGTGGTGCTTATGTCTTATCACGATCTCATTGCTTGAAGTGTGAGGATGATGATGAGTAATGATCCGAATGTGCTACCTAAAGCCTTACATACATGTTATTGCGGCTATTCATTAATAGGTGCTTACGATTATCTAGGCGGTCAAGCAGGGGTTAGCAGGCTATTGCTAGACCATATTCAGAGCGTTCACGGGGTGGCCAAGTAATGAATAAATGGGGTCGGCAAAACACTAAATGCTCTAAATGTAAAAGCCCAGCCGTTCAGACGTTTGAAACTAACTCTGATTACGAAATATCAAATGCTTATTGTGTTCGATATTTTGAAAGGCTATGTGCAGTTTGCTTGTACTGGTCAGGGTGGATCTGGTTAAACAATGGTCGAGAGAAGGTAACAATAGATGCCGATTTATGAGTTTCAATGCGATAATGAAAATTGCGAATGCAATGCCCGGGTAGAGAAATGGCTAAGTGTTACTGAACCCCACGACCTTGAATGCCCGTTTTGTCACAGCGAAATGCGTAAGGTTTACTCGTCAGTAGGAGTCTCTTTCAAAGGCTCTGGCTTTTACAGTACGGACAACCGATGAAACGCCACGCCGCTCTGAGCAGGACTTTTGTAAATGTGCTTGGTCGTTACGGTACACTTTCGGCTAGAAGCCATCAAGGCTTCAACGCGGGCCTGAAAGGCGTAGCCCGCGAGTTAGCCGTCGTTATTGGGATAGGTCTATCTATGGCACTGATGCCTAGATTAGAGGCTTCAATAGTGCCAACTAAAAGCATCAAAGCACTAGCTGATTACCAACTAACAGACCAGCAATACGATTGTCATAATGAGATTATCTATAGAGAAAGTCGATGGAAGATCGACGCAATAGGCAACAAATCCGGTACGAAGCAAACTCATGGCTATTATCAGATAAAGAGTGAGCATGTTAAAGGCAAGCCTTATGACTACCAATTCTGGACATACTGGTACTACGTTACAAGCCGATACGGTCAGACTAAATACGAAGAGCCTAATTACTGCAAAGCCTTACATCACTTAAAGACTAAAGGCTGGCAGTAATGGATAGCGTTGGAGTAGGCATGCTGGTTGCTGCATTTGTCTGGGTATTCTGGATGGTTTGGAGAGACTTTGACTAAGAAGTCAGCACTTACAAATACCGGGTCAACTACTCAATGGCGTAAGTTAAGAGAGATAGTGATCAGACGTGATGGTGGTACATGCCAAGCATGCGGCCAACCAGGTAAGCACGTCGATCATGTAGTACCTCGCAAGCTAGGGGGTACTGATGAACTATCTAACCTTCAGTTGTTGTGTGTTCAGTGCAATCTATCTAAAGGGGGTAGGTTTTTTAATAGCGGAAGAACACCCATGACCCCCCTTGGTTCTTTTGCCCCCAGAAACGGCTCAAAACTGCACTATACGGACGAAAACGACTAGACTTGACCGATATGACCTCAATAGCCCTAGAAACGCCTGAACAGCCCTTGCAGGGGGTTCTAGAACCTCGTATTTGGACTAAAAGCCCAGATTTGCCGTCCTACGGCATAGATTTCATGGAATTCTGCGAGTCAATCGGGTTTGAACTGCTGCCATGGCAGAAATGGCTGGCTCATGAGATCTGCAAGGTCGATGAAAACGATCGCTGGCATTTCAAAGAAGTCGGGATCATAATCTCGCGCCAGAATGGCAAGTCTACATTTATGCAGCTCATGATCCTTTGGCGCATGTTCGGCCTTGGTCAGAAGCTGCAAGTTCACACTGCTCACAAGTTAACGACGTCTAGCGAAATCTTTTGGAAGATCGATGACGTGATCCAAAGTTATGCAGGCCTAGTTGAGCAGTTTGCCAAGAAGTACGAGACCAAGGGTTCACAAGAAATCCGACTCAAAGGTGGCCAGAGATACCTTGTCCGGGCAAATAACTCAGCGGCTCGCGGTATTGCCGCGCCTGACACGATCTACCTCGATGAAGTCCGTGAATATAAAGATGATGAAATCTGGTCATCGCTGAGATACACCCAAATGGCTACGCCTAATCCGCAAGCTTTGATATTTTCAAACGCAGGAGACCAACACTCGATTGTGTTAAACAGATTAAGAGAGCGCGGACTAGCTGCGGCTGCTGGCGCTGACGATCGTATCGGTTGGTTTGAATGGTCTGCCGAACCTGGTTGCGATATCCGCGACCGTAAAGCATGGGCGCAGGCAAACCCTAGCCTTGGTCACACTATTAGCGTCGAAAACCTGGAAACCGCCATGAGCGATGATGAGTCGATCGTGCGGACAGAATTGCTTTGCCAATGGGTTTCGGTAGTAAATCCAGCGATCAGTGCTAGTAATTGGGCTGCTGCCGCTAAGCCAGATCTAAAACTAAGTAAAGAGCAAGATACTTGGATGGCGATCGATCTCTCACCAGATAGGCGAGAAGCTGCACTAATTGCAGCACAACAGAATGGGGACGAAATAAATGTCGTGTTATTGCAAACCTGGACAAACCCGGTCAACCTCGATGCCAAGCAAATTGCCAACGATATCGCCACTTGGTATCGAAAGTATCCGAGTCAGACCGTTGCTTATTCTCGTCAGACATCGGGAGCTGTTGCCTCTTTACTTACGCCAGCGGGTATATCGACTACGCCTATCGATGGCGCACTTTATGGTCAGGCTTGCGATGAAATGTTGTCCGCCATCACTTCGGGCAGACTCCACCACCCAGACCAAGACGAATTCAACAGACAAGTGTTGTCAGCCGTAAAACTACCGTTTAAAGACGGCGGTTGGTATCTAGGACGTAAAGTCTCGAACGCAACAATCTGCGCAGCCGTTGCTATGGCCATGTGTTGCCACTTTGCAACTCGCCCAGAAAGCGAAGTTGATATCATCATCGGATAAATCGGACATAGTGTATAATTAGCCCTTAATGGGACTATTAGACATCTTTAAGACCTCAACTCCCGAAGTTAATACGGTAGATGTTGAGGCATCGCTTTCACCTTTCAACGTACTTTATCCTTTTGGCAATATGGGCATGGCAACAGTTGTTGCTAATCCGCAAGAAGCCATGTCCGTGCCTTCAGTGGCTCGCGCTAAAGGAATTATCTGCTCGACAGTGGCTAGCCTTCCAAAAGAGCAATATGTTAAATCAACTGGCGCACACTTAGAGCCAAATCGTTGCATCAACCAACCTGACGCAAGAATACCGGGCGCGGTTGTCTATTCATGGCTTGCTTTTGATATTTGGTCACGCGGTGCAGGTTATGGCGTAGTAAATGCACTTTATGCAGACGGACGCATCCAAGATTGGTCTTACGTTGCATTCGATCGCGTAACACCTCAGTTCAATAACAACATGACCGAAATCATCGGCTACATGATTGACGGACACACAGTTCCGCTTTCAGGCGTTGGTTCAATCATCTACTTCCCAGGATTAGACGAAGGCTTCTTCAATCGTGCAGGCCGCACCATTCGCGCATGCATGTACATGGAGCGCGCCGTCGAGAAGTACGCCAAGACACCAGTTCCAGCAACAATCCTAAAATCAAACGGTGCAAACTTAACTGCTGAGCGAATTAAAGCGTTGGTTTCAGCGTTTAACCGCTCACGTCAAGACGGAGACTCAACAGCATTTCTAAATGCAGACATCGACATCGAAGTCCTTGGTTTCGATCCTTCTAAATTGCAACTTGCTGAAGCCCGTCAATACATCGCTTTGGAAATTGCTCGCGCTGCTGGCATCCCTGCTTACTTCTTATCAGCTGAGCCAAACTCAATGACCTACTCAAACGCTATTTCAGAGCGCAAGTCCCTAGTCGACTTCTCGCTTCGCCCGGTACTTATTGCAATCGAACAACGCCTATCACAGCCAGACTTTGTACCCGCTGGCACAGTTATTCGTCATGACTTGGATGATTTCCTTCGTGGCGATCCACTACAACGCGCACAGGTTTACGAAATCCTAAACCGCATCGGCGCAATGTCAGTAGAGCAAATTCAAGAGGAAGAAGATCTAATCAACAATGGAAATTAATTTCTCAATGAACGTAGTCGCAGCAGATGCGGCAAAACGTGAAATTACTGGCCGCGTCGTTACTTGGGGCGAAAAGGGTTACACCTCAGCAGGTGAAACAGTATTTGAGCCTAACTCAATCAAGTTTGGCGGCAAGACAAAGCTTCTGCTTGAACATGAGCGCACTCGCCCAATCGGCACACTAAAGTCTTACGAAATCACAGACGAAGGTGTCGAAGCAGTATTTCACGTAGCCAAGACAAGCGCAGGCGAAGATGCGCTAGTTGAAGCATCAACTGGTTTACGCGATGGATTTAGCGTCGGCGTAAAGGTCGATGCCTGGAATAACAATGACGGCGTAATGCATATTACTGCTGCCAAATTAATTGAAGTTTCGCTGGTCACTGACCCTGCGATTGCGTCTGCAAAGGTTTCGACCGTTGCAGCGTCTGAAAACCCTGAGGAAGTTCCAACAGAGGAAGTTCCCTTAACCGAAGGAGAAGGCCTAGTGTCTGAAACCGTTTCAGAGGCAACCGTTACCGAAGCGGTCGAAGCCTCAAAGCCAGAAGTAATTGCAGCAGCTCCATCTGCTCCAGTTGCTTACTCAAAGCCACGCGTAAACACTGACGTAACAGCAGGACAATACGCAATGGCACAAATCTCAGCAGCACGTGGCGATGCAGATGCTCGCGATCTTGTTGCTGCTCTTCAGGTTGCAACCGTTGCTGAAAATACCGGCATGGTTCCACCAACATACCTACGCGACGTAATCGGCGTAATCGACGCATCACGTCCATTCATCGATTCAATCGAAACAGCACCACTACCTGCATCAGGCATGAAGATCTTCACACCTAAGTTGGGCGCACAGGCAACCGTCGCACTAACAGCAGAAGGCGCTGAATTCTCATCAACAGACACAGCAGTAACTTTCCAAGAAGACTCAGTGGTCAAGTTCGCGGGCGCTGGAAAAATCGACCAAGAATTGCTCGATCGTAGCGACCCATCATTCCTTGACTTGTATCTCCGTGAGTTGGCTGCATCCTATGCTCAGAAGACAGATGCATATGCTGCAAACATCGCTGCACAAAACTCAGCAGCTTCAACTGGTTCAACAATTTACAAGTCTATTGCAGACGGAATTGCTGACTCATTTGGCGTAATGCGCATGACTCCTAATCGTCTCCTAGTCGCAACAGGCGGCGGAGAAGGTGGAATTGACTTCTCTGGTCTTCTCGGAGCAGTTGACTCAACAGGTCGTCCAATCTTCGCAGCTGCTGCACCACAAAATGCTAACGGCCTAATTTCACAGGGTTCAACAGCAGGAACAGTTGCAGGACTTTCACTCGTAGTTGATCCTAACTACACAGGTAACGATGCAGGTGCTAAGTACGCACTTGTTTATCCATCAAACGCTATGCGTTTCCACGAAAGCGCAAGAATTGAACTTCGCGCAAACGTAGTCGCAAATGGTCAGGTCGAAATCGGCCTATACGGATATGCAGCAGTAGTTAACCGCTACCCAACTGCATTCCGTTTCCTATCAGTAGCGTAATTAACTAATCGTGGGGGGCGGCTGCTCCCGGTCGCTCCCCACCTCAAAGTAGAAAGCAGGAGAAATGCCCTCAATAATTACCGTAGCGCAGTTGCGCTCAGTGCTTGGCGTTTCTTCTGCTCTCTATTCTGATGCTTATCTAGCAGATATTGTGGATACTAGCGAGCAGGTAATTTTGCCGCTTCTTAATACTTTCTCTTCACCAGTTTCAAAGGTCAAACTAGAAAGCAATGTTGCAACATTTACAACCACTTTGGTTCATGAATTTACAGTAGGCCAGAGCGTAGTAATCACAGGATGCGGCGCACCTTTTAACGGCACTCACACAGTGCTAGACACAGAGATCACAGACTTTACATTCCAAGCTGCAATCACAAACGCAGACATCGATGAAAAGAACATCATTCCAGCAGGCACAGCAACCCTTTCAGGCGCTTCTACTTATGTAGGAGTTTCAGCCGTAGAAACTGCGGTCACAGTTGTTGCCGTTGAAGTATTTCAATCAATCACAGCACCTGGCGGTCAGATCGAGGGTGTAGACTTTGCCCCAACGCCGTTCCGCATGGGTCGCAGCCTTTACAACCGTGTATCAGGCCTTTTAGGCGCTTACGTAGACGTTGAAAGCATCGCTCAATAAATGCCATCAACTATCCTTTCGGCAGTACGCACACCACTGGCAACAGCTCTTAACGGAGTTACTGCAAACGTATTTTCTTACGTTCCAGAGCAGATCCCAGTGCCAGCCGTAGTTCTCGTACCGGACTCTCCATACATGGAGTTTGAGACCATCGGCAAATCAGTATTTAGAGCAAAACTCAATTTCACTATAACTTGCTGCGTTGCCTATAACAGCAACCCTGCAAGCCTCGACAACATCGAGCAACTAATCACAAGTGTTGTTACTTCGATCCCTGGCGGATACGAGGTTTCAGCGGTCGAAAGACCAACAGTTACACAGGTAGGCGCTAGCAATTTGCTGGTCGCAGATATTCGCGTGAGTACCTACTACACGCAGACAAACTAAGGAGATCCAAAAATGGCAACAACCGTCATCACTGGACGCGACCTCACCCTGACGATCGCATCGGCAAACTACGATGCACAGGCAACTAGCGTCCAACTAGCAAACGCACCAGTTATCGAGACATACCAGACACTCGATGGCAAGGCTTACAAGCACACTGATGATCAGTGGACTTTAACAGTTGAACTTCTTGCTGATTGGGGCGCTGCTTCATCACTATTCGAAGCAATGTGGACAGCAGCAGAGTCAGCACCAAACACAACTTTGGCAGTATCATTGACAGCGGTTACAGGTGCAGTATTTGCTTGCAACATCTTGCCAGTGTTTCCATCAGTAAACGGAACAGGCCCAGATGCTCAGACAGATACTTGGACAATGACCGTAGTTGGTACACCAACAGAAACATTTAGCTAAGAGATAGGAAATCGGGAGCATGCAAAAGCAATTAACAATTACATACGGGTCAGGGGATATGGCAACGGTTGTTGCCTATCCGCCTGATTTTGCTAAGTGGGAAAGAGCAGAAAAGAAGTCAATTAGAGAATTCTCAGGCATCTGGGATCTTTTATTTGTCGCTTACTCAGCTCTGAAACGCGAAGCAGGCGGTAAGCCAATGAAGCCTTTCGAGGTTTGGATGGAAACCGTAGTCGACATAGACACGGACTCTGAAGACCCAAAAGTCATCAGCCAGGAAGCGTCAGCCGACTAATAGTTGAACTGGCAATAGCCACTGGGATACCAATGTCTGAGTGGCAAACGGCGGAAGATATTTTAACAGCGATCGATGTACTAAAGGAGCGCAATCGTGGCAAGTGATCCAATCACCTACGATAAGCGAGAACTGCGCTCAATTATTACAGCGTTCAAAGCCATGGATGCTCAGGCAGTTGAAGAAGCTAAAAGAGAGTCTTCGGCACTTGCTGAGTTTGCTGCAGGTGAGATTAAGAAAACCGCAGCAACACGTCAAGTGTCCGGTACCGCTGCTCGCAGAATTGCAGATGGCGTTAAGATTTCAAAAACTTCTAAAGTCGGTGAATTCAGTTATGGATTCGCCCGGCAAAAG